GCAAGCTGGCCGAAGTCCTCGGTGTGTGCGAGCCTTGCATCAGCAACTGGCGCTCACGAGGAAAGATCCCTGCAATGGCGCAGCTGAAGATTCAAAAACTCAGCCGTGGCAAATTGAAGGCCGACATCAATGTATTTGGGGTAAAGCCATGAGTTATTCAGAAGTTGAGATGAAGGTTGTGCAATGGGGCGAAGCTCGCAAGATCGTCCAGAATGGAACGGCTATCTCGCAGGCAATCAAGACTCTCGAAGAGACGACCGAGCTGCTCGATGCGATCAACCGCGATGACGTGGATGACATCAAGGATGCCGTGGGCGACATCGTTGTGACGCTGATCATGGTGTGCGCGATCAAAGACATTGACTTGGTGCAGTGCTTGGAAGGCGCTTACCAGCAGATTAAAAATAGGCGAGGCCATCTCACACCGCAAGGCACGTTCATCAAAGAGTGATTTGCGAAAAATAAAAAATTTAGTTGTTTCTTTAACAAATCGTGATATACTTGTTTCACACTAACACAATTGAAAGATGAAAATGCAAAAATTATTGAAGATCAAAGATGTGGCCGAGATCCTTGGCCGATCACCATTGACGGTTCGCGTCGATGTTTCTCGCCGCCCAGAGACGCTACCTCCGCGCATTGTGATGCCAGGATCCAACCGTGTCGTTTGGGATGCCAACGACGTTTCTGAGTGGCTGGCCAAGCAGAAGCGAAGCGATGAGGTGACGGCATGACTGACATCGTAGAAACATTGACTGAGCGCGGCTCACGCTACGGCACGTTCACTGGCCACGCGAAGGTTACACAAGACCTAAAGCGCGTAGTGTTTTTGCACGCCGCAAACAACGGAAGGCATCTTGATGACGATCAACGAGAGGCTCTCGACATGATTTGCCACAAGATTGGTCGAATCGTCAATGGCGACCCGAGCTATGCAGACAGCTGGATAGATATTGCCGGTTACGCAAAGCTCGTTGCAGATCGACTGGAAGGTATTGAGCGATGAAAGCAACAACAAAACAAAAAATCAGAGCTGAGCTGCTTCGTTCTAGGCCAAACGGTCTTACGTCCAGTGAGTTGTCAGATCGGCTTTCGGTTGATCCAAACTTGGTGCGCGTAACTCTCATAAATATGGATGACACCTATATCTATAAGTGGATGGTTACCAAGGCTGGCCACGGATTTATTGCTGTGTGGAAGTGCGTGCCAGTGCCGGATGATGCTCCACGCCCTGAGACTCCGCCACCAAAGCCACGCAGAATTTACGACGAGAAATACAAAGCTCGCAAACGCGCCATGTACGCAGCCAAATGCGGCAAGGTAGTTAAAGACATAGGCTCAGGCGTTAGAACCGAGATTCGCGGCCCATGGCCAACGCAGGCGCAGCTATGAATGAAGACGACACAGAAGACGAAATCTGCTCATGGTGCAGCGGGTCTGGTGAAGGAATGTATGACGGCTCAACCTGTCATAAGTGCCACGGCTCTGGCGTTGAGCCTGTTGAGAAGGATGATGAGATATGACAAAAGAAGAATTACTGCAAGACTGGTTGCCGCGACTGATGAGTGCTTTAAAAGATGTGCGCCACAAAGAAAACGCATCAGCAGAAGAAACGCTATACGAACTCTACGTTGAGATGAAGCAGCAAACTCTAGCCGAGAAGATGAGTACATTCAGCGAGATCACATTGGAAGATCAGATGTCTGCAATGGCCATTGAGTTGCAATCAGCACAAAAGCGTTTGGCAAATTTGGAGCTTGGCATTTGTCAACGTGCGTTTGACGCAAAGAAAGGTTGCGAGTTATGAACTGGCCTTTCCCACCCGCAACAGGCGCTGTGCCTTGGACTGCCAAACAAATTAAACAATACGCAAAACAGCAACGTCAACAAACTGAGGATGCGCCGCTATGAGTAAAGATGACATGATCGCAATGCTTCGCGGCGTAGGCTGCGATGAAAACACAGTCACAGCTATGTCAAACGCATACGACCTTGGCTTTGAACACGCAAAAGAAACACTGGAGAAAAAATGCGAAAACCAATCGGCCTGACAGTGCCACACAGAGAAGTCGGCTACAAAGAACCAAAGGGATGGCGCGGCATTGCTGACAGCGAGATCATTGAGATTTTGCGCGACTACAACATGGAGCCATCACCAAACAGAATGAACTACACAAAAGAGATCATTCGAACACTGATGGAGCGCAACACATGAGTGACGAATTAAAAAGCCTGCTGACTTTGATCGGGTTGATCTTTGCGTCAGCAGGCTTGACTGGTGCTGTTCTCTGCTGGTTCGTCAGCAGGAACGTCTGTGACAATTGAGTCGTATAATTTGTTGTGGCTACCTTTAGCGGGGGAAAAGTAGATTCATTCACTACCTGCCACAACTTCTTTGAATGATTAACCAAGAATGAGGTTATATGTGGAAATCAATTCCTAATTTTGAAAACTACCTTTGTAGCATTAACGGCGAATTTTCTAGAAATGGAAAGTTGCTAAAACAAGCAAATCACGAAAAGGGCTACTTACACATAAGGCTCTATAAGTACGGAAAGCAATTTACATTTAGATCTCATCGTGTTGTGTATGAGACTTTTATTGGCCCAATAGAAAAAGGTCTAGAGATAAATCACAAGAATGGCATAAAGGACGATAACCGCTTATGCAACCTTGAGGCGTGTACTCATTCTGAAAACTTAATACACGCATTAAAAGAAGGATTGCAAGTTCCCAAAAGAGGTGCCATGAATAAAAATAGCATACCAATTTACGGCGTGTCAATCTTCACTAAAGAGAAGATACATTTCTCATCGCAAGCAGAAGCAACAAGAAATGGATTCAATCAAGGAAATATACAAGCCGTGTTGTCTGGAAAAAGAAAACAACACGGCGGGTATGAGTGGTTTTACACGTAAGCTCGTGTTCCCTGTTTGTCAATAATCAGCTTGGACTTCATTGGTACATCTCCTTCGTTTGTGGTGATAGCCACATGAGTCCAACCTCCGCCGTTAACTGGATCTGAAAACTCGCGAATTACCTGCTGATATGGCAGATTGCTCGCGATGATTGCTTTCACAACTTGCTCAGGAATCATGCCAGGCACGCGAATGTCAGCAGCACAACCTCGACGGTGATCGCTCTTGTTGCTACTGCCAACGGCGCTGTTCACATCCTCTGAGCGAAACGCGCTGTTGACCATAATTGGCTTGCCACCCAAAACTACTTTAAGCTGCTCCAGAAAGTCAGCCAATCGCGGCAAGTTTGCAACTGCGTTAACGAACACTTCTTGACCGTTGATGATGCACTTCTCGCGCTCAGTTGGTGTGTTATCCAGATCACGATGATCCGTGTGCGTCAACTCTTCAAGTGTGAAGTGTGGTGTCAGGTTTGTCATTTAATACCTCTGAGGTTGTTGTAAAAATCAATGCACGAATTCAATTCGATGATGGCTTGGTCGCCTTCTGCTGCGATGGAGATAAGGTCGTCAGCAGTCTTTGGGTCAAGTTCGGCTCGCGCTTCTGATCCCCTGTGGAAACTCCGGTAGAGCAACTGGCACGGACTGACAACCTGACAGCGCCAGCAGCGACATCAGCACGAAGCTGGTCAACTTTGATTTGAGCATCTCGTTTTTCCTTTTCAAGTTTTGCTGTAGTTGCTGCGGCTTCATCGCGCATCGACGATTCAATGCGTTCGACTTCAGCTTTGATCGCTTGGCGCTCGTCGTACTTGCCAGCGAAGAACGCCATCAGCAAGCACGCGATGAATACACCTAGATTACGCAGCATCGTCTTCAACCTTTGGTGGTGGATTTTCATCAGTCAATTTCTTGTAGACGTAGTTCACACCAGCATTCACGAACGTCATGCCAGCAACGCCACCCAGCACGCCACCAGACAGCAGCATGGCATCGTTCACCTGCTTGGCAAAGATGGCGTCAATTGGAGCCATGCGCAGCATTGGCTGGATGGTGAAGATCAGTGAGATGATCGCGATCAAAACGGTTGATGCAAACACAAACGCAATGGTCAAAATCACAACAGCCCAGACTCGAACCTGAATCTGCTCGACTGTCATGCGCTCTTCTGGAATGAATGGTTGGCCATCAATGCCAAGCATGATGCACAAAACCTTTTTGAATTTCTCTGTGAATGTCATTTTTCGTCCTTTAAAAGCATTTCTGGTGGAAGCAATTTGTCTGGGCAAGTGCCTTCAACCGTGCAGATTGGTGGCTTGCACTCTACGTTATCCCAGTTGCGTGGGTTCTGGCATGGGTAGCGATAGCGGTCTTCACCAAAGATGAACACGGATGCGACCAGAGCGATCA